CTATTTTCGCGAAAGAATAATCGTATTCAACCAAGCCAGCTCCGATAGGGTCAAGGAGCCCTGCTCCGCTTTTTCCTTCCACTTGGCATCTTGGAGCAGCTTTTGTTCCGTAAATCGACCAAGCGTTTCCACTAACAATTTATGCTCCCCGTCAGAGAGGATTAAATCCGACTTTGGAATGTCCATTTTCATTTGCATATTCTCCGATACCTTTATTTTAAAAGCAGCCCAGCCCGTCCATTTGCCTGCATCGTACATTAATCTCGGACAAATTTTCCCGCTCCAGTCATAATGCCGAAAGAGACGCTCCGTCCCCCAGCCAAACTGCTTCAGCAGCTTCGCCGCTAGTTCAGTTGCATTGGCTAATGCTTTCGAGTAGTCTCCGCTCTCGCAAATTTCGATGCCAATCGATGTGCGGTTGCCGCTAGCCGTTCCGCTACCATCACCAGCATGCCAAGCGTTTTCGGTTAGCGGCAAGCACTCGATCACCTCATGCTCGTCCACGACAAGATGATAGGATGCGGTCCGATTATTCGCTGGATTAGTCAGCCAGGCTCGCTCATTTTGCGCCGTGCTTGCCGGATTGCCTGTGTTGTGAATCGTTATCGATTGAGGAATTAGCAGGTGGCCAGGACGGCGGTTGCATGGGGTTGTTTTGGGGATGTGGTTGATGGTGTAGTTAGCGATTGGAGCTCTCTCCTTCCGAATCGGCTCCGCGCTGCGTCGCCCTGTTCACTTTCGCCTTCAGCTCGCTCTCGATATGCTTGATGACCGTATCCGGTATCCATTTCTGCCAGCCAGCACGATAGGCATTCGCAGTAAGCGACTGCCAAGTATGATAGACCAAACCTAGCGTAATCGCGTAAAATAGTAGCCCCGGCGTACCTAGCATCATATCTAGCAAATTGGCCAAAAACGGAAAAGCCAATAAGAATATGGTCCGCAAAATACCATGCCGTCCATATTCCGAGCTGTATGTCTCGTCTCTGAGTGATGCGGCGATACCGGTAATCCAGTCCATGACAATAGCTGCTAGAAGCAGCGTGATTGGAATGAGACGCCCCTCCCCGTAGATCAGATCAATCCACGGGGCAGCTGCTGCTCCTACTCCAGCGGCTAACGTCTTCGCAGGCGAAATTTCTATTTCAAAAATCTGTTTAAACATTGCTTTACCTCCTTTCTTGACTATGAATATTTGAGTTTTTTACATAAAAAAGAAAGCCTTGACGTAGCAAGGCCTTCTCAATATAAAACTTTTTAACATTCCATCATAAATTATTTCGTTTTTCAATTTACTACATATGCTTATCCACTCAAAGAAAAATCAAATATTCTTTTGCGCTTAATTCTTGCTACTTCCGATGTTATCATATAGCTCATTGATTGCTAACATTATACGTATATTATTTTCTTTAAGTTCGTTTATTTCTTCTTCAATTGTCTTTCTTTGATTATCAGTTTTCACATCAAAACTTGACCATGAAATCTCGCCTGTTTCAATAGAAATATGAACAGGATAACCATTTGAAAACTCGTAGGAATATTCACCATAGTTTAATTGAACATAAGAGTAGCTATCTTTTATTCGTTCAGATAGTACGTTAAAAATAGCTCTGTCTTGCTCAGGCAATGTTTCAATTACATTACCAGTCATCTCACTTGTTATCAAAATTACATTTCCTGAGCTATTGTCATAATAAATCTTTCTTCCAATTTCCATAAAAAAAGAACCTCCAATTTCAATTTAGTACCCACCAAATGCATGCCACTTAAGGGAAATGCCCCCCATAGCTGATGAACCATTTAGAACAAATCCGTTACTGTTAATTGAGGCACTTCCTTTATTAATGGTATTAGATGTAGCATAAATATAATCGGTTGTTGATTTAAGTGCATCATATAACATAAAAGTTGTACTCGTATTCCAACTTGAAGCATTTGAAGAACAAACAAAAACTAATTTAGGTATGAAATCCAAGCCAGTTACTGATAATATCCCAGATGATGATGCATACGTTGTTCCCGATGCTCTTAAAATTGAACTTCCCACATAAGATCCTATTTGTCCTAGTATATTTACTCCACTTCTAATATTTGAAGGTGTAAAACTAGGGTCATCTAGCCGTAACCATGAATCACCTTCATAAAGCATGGCCCCTAGATTAGCAGTTGTTGGACGAATAAATAGTACACCATCCCATACTGTTTTATCTACTGGTACATGGTGCCCCGCACCTCGTATAGGAATGGAACCTTGTAATCCAAATATATTTTTATCAGCACGGAAATTACTGTTCACTAAATCAGGTTCTGCATTCTGCAAATGCACTAGAGGAACTTTCACTTCAGCCCCACCGTTCACACCCCCACCATAGTAGCCATTAGGAAAATAAGCAGAAATAGAACCATCTCCCCACTGACCAGCCCCTGTACTTTCTACTAAACCTCCACGTACAGGTATTGTTCCTGTTTGTTTAATTCCACCTTGATAAAAGGTTTTACCGTTTAACACATCTACACTACTTGCAGTTGCATCTTTGCTAATATTTCCAACCTTTGTCGCTAGCGAAGAGTGTGTTTCACTTCCCGATGCGGAGACTCCCATGCCAGTAATCGCCGCCGCAACCGCGTTCTTACCGTTACTGACATTTGTAAAAAGCTCTTGAATCGCACCTTCAACATTCGTAGCCGTAATCACACTCCCCGCATCAGCAATCGTAATCATAGATGCTGCATGCGTAGACGGATGCGTATAGTTATTCGCCCCTGCCGCAATTCCGTCCAGCTTGGCTTTATCCGCAGCGGATTGCAGTCCAGCTGTCGTAGTTGTCGCGGCTGCCGTACTAGCCTTAGCGTTCCACGCCGCTTTTTCCGCATCCGTTGCGAAGCGGTTGCTAGCATCCTGCACGATAATGCTTGCTGGATGAGTGGATGGGTGCACATAAGCGTTGGCACCCGCAGCCACTCCCGCAAGCTTGGTTTTCTCAGCCGCCGTATAATCATTGGCCGATAGTCCTTTTCCAGTCTCTTTATCTACCTTACCCGCTACGGCCGCATCAATGATATCCGCATTGCCGTTTAGATCCGCAATATCTACAACATCTGTTCCTTCTGGCTTTTTCAAGCCTAAGTTTCCTGTTGTTTGCATAAAATCACACTCCCTCGTAAACTCTTAATTCGCTCCACGTCTTGCCTTTGGCTTGATTCCACGTCAAAGCTTTTATCTGATTCCACACCGTATAGGTGTATTTCAAGCTGTAGGCCAAATGAGCCGGCTTGATATCCTCCAGCATCCGAATAAAACCTGCCATATTCGGCGGAATGCCCTTCGTTCCCACAAACACAACCTCGAACCGGCTCTCCGCCGGATACTCGACGACGTTTACTTCCCCGCCCGAAAAAGCAATCGCCGTTTGAATAATCTTAACTCTCGTTGTCGTTCCCGCACCGCGCATTTTGGCAATAATGCTTTCCCTGCGGCGGGCATTTGGCAGCGAAGGATCGCTGGCAAGTCCCATCATTTTTTCCCAGCGCGCTAGCCCCCAGGTCGAGGAATGAACATAGTATTGTGCCAACGTATCCTCTAAAGCTGCTGCCTGCTTCCCGATCTCCTCACCTAACTGCCCTTGAATCAAACGCATCTCCAGCACCTGATGGTAATAAAGCGGCAAATACTTCATCAAATCGATTTCAGTAGGAACGGTTTCTTCCCCACTCTCGTTGTCTGCCCCGTAGGCTTGAACTCCATACAATGTTAAACCATACGACAAAACCTACACCCCCTTTAGCTGGTTCCAGGTGACGCCCGGGCTCAGCTTCCCGCTTGCAAAATCATAGGTTAGCTTCACCGCATTTGCTGTAGCAGCCTGAACCGTACTGATGCTATTAACCGCATTATTGAGCTGGGCAACGCCAGCAGCGGTTGTCGAAGCGGCAGGCAACCGGGCTACAGCCACCGTCCCCGAAGTTAGATCGGAAGCGGCATGCCCATGTGCAGCAGGGGCAAAGGTTGCAGGCTTTCCGCTTACACCTGCCCAAGGTACCGCATCAGCCGCTTCCGCGCTGTCCACTCGCCCGTTATTGTTTGTATCGTAAATGCTTTTGAGCATATCGCCCGTCGCCTGTTGGGCGGCGGCAAGCAGGATATTCCCACTCGACGCTCCTATATATAGTTTTTGAGTATCGGTGCAATATCCCAACTCGCCTGTCTCCAGCGAACCGATGCTTGCTTCGACTCCCCGCCTCAATTGAATGAGTACTTTTCGTGGCATCTGCCCACCTCCTTAGAACGTGCCGCCATCAATAACGGCAACCTTCAAGCTATTTCCGGCAGCCGTATCGTACACAATGCTTACGCCATCAATATTAGCTTCAATACCTGTCGCATTGACCAAAACCCCTTTGCCCGCCTTAGCGCTAACGGCAGAAGCGGCAACGGTAATCCCGTTCCCCGCGCCAACGCTGAGGGTAACCGAATCGGCCTGTCCCCCGCCCGTTAAGCCGTTCCCGGCAGTGATCGTTTGTAAAGCACCTCCGGTTCGAACCCATGCGGAACCATTCCAGCTATAAATTTTCTGCTCGTCATCCACATAGCAGGTCCATCCGACCTGCGGTGCATAAAAATCCCAAGCGACCCCGTTCCATTCCGCGATCTTGTTCAATTGCGATGCCCAAGCACCCGTCGCCCCTGCCGGAATAATGAAACGGTCAAAGGGTAAAGGCGTTGCTGGCGGAGCAGCCAGATCCTTATCCATGACCGACGCTTGCGGCTCAATATTGCGTTTGGCGAGTTCAATTTCGTTACGAATCTTTTGCGCGGACCATAAGTCTGTTACAGATGTGCTCGTATCGTTAATCAGGCGATGCTTGGTCGCATCGTCCAGATGCGTTTTGATTTCGGCTGCGGTCTTAACGTTTACGCCATCGGAAACCTTATTTACATGGCCGGAGGTAATATCCGCTTTTACCACCTTAGCGTACGCAGTACCTTCGGCTACATCGTCCAGCGTTCCAGTTAAATCCGTCAGCTTTTGGGCATTGATTCGTTTCCAAACTGCGCCATCGTCAAAATACAAATAGCCGACATTAGTGCCGCTGCTAACGTAATATAGCCTTCCCAACATCGCTGCGGCAGGCCTCGCTGCTTCCGTTCCCGACAGCGCCCGCCCTACGAAGCTATTTGCCGTTCCATCGCCGATATAAACTTCCTTCGTGTCGGTGCAAAATCCCATCTCTCCCGGCAATAAAACGCCATAAACCGCTAATTGCGCCTTTGTTCCGCGCTTGATTTGAATCGTCTGCGCCATATAAGCCTCCCCTAAAATGTTCCTCCATCGATGTTTCCATTCGTTTTGTAACGTTCCACTTCCATTTGAATGGCCTCAATGCTTCTCTGCAATACGTTGATATCCCCGGCTTCCACCCGGTCGCCAGGCGTTTCATAAGTGACGAAAACCTCATTCACCTGTGAAAAAAGCTTTAAGCTAAGCTTCCATGGGGTTTCTAGCGAGGAAGACAAAAAATAATTTACTACTCTTTCCCCGCTTAGGCCCACTCCCGTATAGATTTGGATGCTTTCCTTCCGAATATCGTCATGGGCCAGCTCGCCCTCGAATACGCCGCTCATGACAGCAAGCTTTTCTTCGATAACGTATAGCTCATTGTTATCCTTCTTGTTCAGTTTTTCCGTAAAACGATCCAGCTCGTCAGGGTATGGCATTCGCTACACCTCCAATTCCACAAGCCCTGCAACGGGCACTTCATCAATATCGAGCTCAATGTTGGCAGTCCCGCCATTTAGCAAAAGCCCGGCGTAATCAATTACCCCAGGAATGCCTAGAAGTAAAGTTCCAAGCTTGGCGATGCTTACATAAATAATTTGAAACGCCGTTTCCTCCAAATAAGCGCTGACCGCAGCGGTGAAAGCGGCTTTGACCTGCTGGATCGTATAGCCCGCAGCGAGGGTAACGCTCGCGGCTGCTGCAATTGGCAAACTGATAGCAGAAACAACCGAAACATCTGCTCCAATTGGCCGTTGCTCGTTTAAATACGCCAGTACTTCTTGCTGTAGCAATTCGCTAGCTGGCTGCTTGTCGGCATTTACAATGACGACTTTTACGGTACCAGGGCCATCCCATAAAGGAAGCACCCTCGCCCCTCCCACACCAGCAACCGACGTCGTCCATTTCATATAATCGGACACATTGCCGCTTGTACCCGGATTTTGCACCTCTGCCAAAAAACGCCGACGAAGCTGATCATCCGATTCTTCGTCCTCGCCGGGCACCAGCACATCAACCAGCTCGGCACGCGCAAGCGAAGGGACATAATCAATTGGGAGCATGTCGCCGAACTGCTGATTCCCGGCTTCGCCTTCCAACTCGCTTTCGAGTATAAAAGAACCGGCGCTTAGCCGTTCTTTGACGACAAAATTAACCATGCTAACCGAATATCGGCTGCCAATGGGGACATCCACAGCCGTTTCGCCAGAGCCATAAAACTTGCCAAGCCGCTTTGCTCGCGTAGCCGCCTGCCTGTTGATACCGAAATCTGAGGTTCGCCTAGTCAGATATTCTCCGCTCGAGGTGTCAGCAAACGCGAGATTCAAATTCACGTCGAGCTGGGCATACAGCTCTGACAGCTCTGCGGCTGCCGGGGCCAGCGCATCGTAAATGATGCTCCCCTCTCGCTTGTCCACATCGCCAGCTACCCGGTCCAGCATCTGCTGCAGCAAATAACTATAGGTCATCTGTTCATACACGTTCCATTACCTCCTCTCCAAAACTGCCGAATTCCGATACGACGGTAAATTGGATGGTCGCAAAATCATTCGTGACCTCAAATTGAAAATCAGTCACGGCGCTTATGCGGTCATCCTGCATCAAAGCCTCCCGGATTCTGCGCTCCAGCTCGGAGCGAACGAAGGAAGGAGCCTCGCCAACCAAGCCCTGCAGCTCAGCTCCATAATCCGCGCTGTAAATAAAAAAATCGAAGCGCTCCGTCTGTAAAATTTTAAATACGGCTTGTTTAACCGCATCTAGACTATCGGTTTTGCCTACAATCCGGTTGTTGATCATATCGAGCTTGTAGGTGACGCTTGTCTCCGTGCCTTCATTCTCCACGTTCTCTGTCAGTCTTGCCCCTTGAGGAATCATGGCTTGACCACCTTATCCAGCACCACGAATTGCTGCCCGCCTTGCACGCGAAGCATAAGTACGGCATCTCCCGCTTCAAGGCCGCTCCGAATAAGCAGCTTCTCCGAGGAGGGCAGCACCGCTTCAAACCGCGTCAAGCTTTCCGGCACAATCAAAAAATCCTCCGTCAAGGTAAAACGTTGATCCACGTTTAGCTCCAGAGGATTAATCTTCGTTACTTTTCCGATCATGACGGCCATCGGGTTGCCAGCGGCATGAGCCGCAGCGCCTGCTTTTTTAATTGAGTCCAACAATGCCATTAAATCACCCTCAATTCCAGCTTCATCGTGTGCGAATCCGCATCAAACTTATGCGTACACTCGTCCACGAGAAAATATTGATTGATATCCAATTCTTTAATAATGACCGGAACGTAGCTGCCCGCCCTGACCCGCAAGTCGCCAATCGCGTCAATGCTGATGCTTCGGCTCTCCCGGTTTTTCAAAGTCATGAGCTGACTGAGCTGCTCCCTGATCTGCGCCTCATTCATTTTCTCGTCTGCCTGCTTGTACAGCTGCAGCCGCCCCCACTTCGCCATATTCGCACTATCCTGCTCGATATGAATATCGCGTTTGCCTGTTTCCTTATTGTCCTGATAAATTTTAATTTTGTTATACGTGTCCCCGTCAATCGAACGCTTTAAACCATAATCGTACAGAAGGCTATAATCCCCAATAACAAAATCGACCTTCATATCCTGAATGTTCCGAACGGAAATCTTGCCAAAATCATCCAAGAGCATAAAATTCCCGCCTTTATGAATAAGCGTCAAATCCAGTGCCTTGCAAATGATATCCAGCAGCTTCTGGTTGTCCTCCACCATCTTCGGAATTTTATATTCCGTATCGGCAAGCAGCCCCGTCTTCAGCTCAAAATCATCCGCGATTTGCTTCACAATCTGCGAAGCGGTGACGTCTTTAAACACATAAGTGTCGTTCATAAGCAGGTAACGAATCTGATCATAGGCTTTAATCGACACGCTCTCGTCCTTGCCAGAGCTGATTTCAAATACATAGCCATAAAAGATATCAAGATTATCATTACGCACCGTGATGACATCGCCGTTGTTCACTTCAAACGAAGCGCTCTGGAACAAGCTTCCTCTAATAAACGTCAGATCAAGACTAGATGCAGATCCGATCCGTTTTGTCTTGTATGTGAGGGACGGGACCAGACTCGTTATATTCCACACCTTGCCGTTTCGGTTATCAATTAAAATTTCCAGCATGTTTTCACCCCGGCAGCTTGAGCAGCATTCCAATCGGCAGCTTCTTCAACTGCGAATCCTTAATGCCGTTCAGCTTCTGAATTTCTTTCCAGCGCCCTTCATTGCCGAGCTGGACCCTAGCCACTTTGATAAGGGAATCTCCAGCGACTAGCTTGTAGGTCTTGGGCGTTGTTTTGTCGGAAGGACGAGCCTGTGGCTTCACGCTGGCTTTATCATTTTTAATAATGACTGGCCTCGCGCCGTAGAAAGCAAATTCTTTTAGCGAAATGCTGTATTCGATGTCTCCGGAGCCAGCGGCTTCTTTCCATTCGAATTTTTCAATGCTCATCGGCAAATTGATATCGAATGTCGGTCCCGTGTAAATAAAGCGAATGGGATACTTTTTCTCCATCCAACCCTTAATGACGATGACATAAAAGGCAGGGTCAATCCACGTTTTACTAACTAAGAACGGATAGGCCTCCGCAGGAAAAAAGCAGTCAAATGAAATATTGGTAAGCTTTGGGCTTTGAATGACATTGATTTCGCCCAGACCGGATACCTCGTACGTTTTGCCGCCTGCAGCATCGCCGAGCTTAATTTCCGGCGGATTGACGGGCAAATGAAGGTTTTGCTTCTGATTGCCGTAGCTCAGCCATATGTTGTGTTCATGATTGCGATTCGTAATCATACGTTGTATGTCCTTTCCGCAGACATCGCAATCTCCTCATTAAGAGAACGCTCAATCCGTCCAATAATAGTATCAATATCATAGCCGTTATTGATATCGCCAGTTTGCACACTAACCGTTGGCTGCAGTGAGACGAAATTCTGAATGTTCTTCATCTCCGCAAGCTCCCGCATCGTCTTTAGGTCCTCACTGGATATATCGACGGTTTCGTTAATGGAGCCTACCTCATTTACTCGGTTGATGTCTGGAGCTACACTCTGGAAGCCTGTTTGTGCAGGCGAGGTCATTCGGCTTCCACTACTCATGCTATTGTTACTGCCATTCATAATTTCATTAAGATCAGGAGAGTTCCCCCACTCTTTAGCTATTGCATTGGGATCAAATTTTGGTGTTGGTTCGAATTCTTCTTGCGTATCCTCTTTTGTACGATTTTTAATAAAATCATTAACACTTTGCTCTCTTTCTGCAGCATTTTTCGATGCTCTTGCATAGGCGTCTTCTTTCTTGGCTTTCATAAAATCGAGAGTATCATCAATAATATTATCCATATTGAATCTAGCTGTTATTTCATAACTCTTACCAGTGACCTTATTTATGATACCTAAAACTTTATTAATTCCTTCAATAATTCCATTAATCACTGCATCATAGATAAAACCTATCTTTTTTGCCCACCAAAATAACGGAGAATACATCCATTCGGCCAGCTGCCAAAAATATGCAGGTAAACGATCTAAAAAGTTAAAGATAGAGTTCCATGCTCTCAAAAATCCTGCAGCAAAAGCATCATTCTTTTGCCATAACGCTATTATGAAAACAATTAGAGCAACAATTAAAGAAATAATAAATATAATTACATTTCTCTTCATCGTAGCATTCAGCGTTGCCCAAGCAGCAGAAAGACCGCTAGTAACTAGAGTTAGTAAAGCAAAAGCTACTGTTCCTGAGGTAGACAGCGCCACCATAAGAGACATATAAGCCGCTATGATAGCTGTTCTGGCAGCGAGAAGTCCAATTATCGCATGCCAGGCGGTTATGCCTGCAACTATTCCCCAAATTATAGGCTCAATTACTGGCCACCCTACTGAAATTACTAAACCCAACCAAGTAGCAGCACTTGCAATCCAAGCTAGTAAACCAGCCACCCAGGTTAATACATTTCCTAGAGAATCAAAAAATGGTTGAAAAACATCAGATCCAAAAAAGTCATTCAGTAACTGAAGCGGCTCCATAAAAGCTGTTACGGCTCCAGTACCAGCACCTGCAAAAGATGAAGCAATATTTTGCTCAAGCATTTGAGCCTGCTTAACCGGTGTATCCATCATTTGCTTCATGGATTCTTTTCCCATATCAGCTTTTTCCAACACCGTATCTAAAGCAGAAATGAAACCGTTCATATCTCCTGATTTCCCAAGAGCTTCTAAATTAGCAGATTGAACTAGATCTGGAGAAATATTGTATTGTTTCGCTAATGAAGAACTATCTCCTTGAGCAGCTGTCATTACAGCTCGAGAAGCGGCTTCATTCCCTCTCTCGGCCGGATCAAGAGTCGCGAGCTGAATAGATAACGCAGAAAGCTCGCTTATTTGTTTGGCATTACTTGTTGCGCCTTTTAAAATTATAGCTCCCTTAGCAGCTTCACTTAGAGCCATACCCGCTTCCAGTGCTTGAGTGCTTAAAGCGTTAAATAACGCACCGCCTTCGTTCTTACTGCCAGTTTGGTTGATAAGCATACCTTTAATCTGTTGCTCTTCAACCGCATTTCGCAATGATAGATCTATGATTGTTTTAACCGGCTCTTTTTTAAGATCAGTAAACTGCTGTTTTAAAGCGTCAATAGATGATTTACCATTATTTAATGTCATTGCTGTTGGTGCAGCGACCGCAGCCTTAGCCGGTTGTTCCACATTTGATATTTGATTTTCTTGAGAAGTAAACTTAGAAAATGATTCGTAAACTGCAGGTTCTACTTTTAAAATTTGGGTTCCAAAAAAAGGACTGTTAGAGCTAGACCTTGACTGGTTAGGCTTAGCAGAAATAGATTGTATCATCTTAGATAAACTTTCGATGTTATCTTCTAAATTTTCTAACGCACCTGCTGTGTTATCAATTGCTGAATTTGTTTTGCTTAAAGCAGCATTGATTGATAAAAGTTGCTGCCTGGTATCCATAAAAGCTCTTGCAACAGAATTACTGTCATTCATTTGATTATTAAAACTTTTAAAAACGGATATGGACTTATTCATAGTAGCAGTCATTAGTTTCACTGCTCTAGTGACATTATTAAATCCTCCAGCAGCAACATTCGCACTCGCCATCTTCCCACCCCCTTCACACGGGCAAGAGCGCCCCCTCATGGGAGCGCTGCCCGTCCTTATTTTCGTTTTGCTTTGGCGCGCTGCTTCTTCTCGTTCTCGATGCGAACATCGATCATCGCGTAGATAGCCGCTTTTTCGCGCTTGGTCATGGCCATCAGCACATGCGGCAGTATGCCGAGCTCGTGGAGGGCGTAGTAAGCGTAATTCGCTTCCCCGTCGCCCTCTTTAATTAGTTTTTTACTTCTTCAGCCAGATCGTTCAGGCTTTGGTTGAAGCCGTTAATTTCCTGTACGCGCTGAACGAGGGACGCATACTCGCCCGGCAGCAGCATTTTGCGCAGCAGGTTTTCGGCGCCTAATGTGCCGTACGATTTTTGCAAATCGGCATCCTTCAAGTTAGGAAACTGAATGCTGCTCACGACGAGCTTGGCGAGGTATTCATCGGTATTGGTTTCCGGTACGAAAACGCCGTTTTTCCCTTTCACCTTGCGGGTGGAGGACTTGCGGCATTCCTCGTTCTCAGCCTCAGTCATGCTGCGCAGCTCCCAAGCCACGGCTTGTCCTTCGGCGTCCTTGAACCGATCGGATACGATAAACGGCTGCGTCGACTCGACTGCCGCATTTTGTGCAAAAAATACGCTTAAATCACCCATTGATAAAGCCTCCATTTCAATCTATGTTAAATTAGCCCAACGAAAGCGCTGTAAAGTGGTCCTGAATATCTACGCCCTCAAAGGTAAACTCGATCTCTTCCTCAAGCGCTTCGCTCTCGGTATCCAGCTTGCCGATGATGACCTTGTTCAAGTTGACCTTATTCAGGACAACCGTTTGCTTGCCTGTCGCAGAGGAGGAATCCTCGTTCATAATGACGATGTCAAAATAAGCATCCACGCCGGTTTTCACGTAATCGAGCATCATTTGGCGGAATTTCGTCGTTACATAATAGATGGTCATCGTCCCTGTACCTGACCAGCCTGTTGCTTTGTGCTGCAAGCCCCGGTGGCCAAGCGTCTTGATTTCCGCCTTTTGCTTCTCGATGCTGGCTTCCAGCGTCTTCACGTAAAACATTTCTTCCTGCGAGTTGTTAATTACCGTAAAAGCCCGGCCTTCGCGGCCCGAAATCGTATCTCCTGCGTTCAAAAATGCCATATTACTTCACCGTCACTTTCATGTATACTTTTTCTACGCTATCTACTGGTTGAATATGAACGTCAATCACAAGGCTATCGGAATCCGTGCCGGCAAGCACCGACAAATCCGCCTGCGAGTCGAAATTTTGAATCGCGCCAAGCGCCTGAATACTATTCAAATACTTCGTGCACTCATTGCGGAATAGACTGCGGCCATCAGCGTTATTATCCACTTTGCCGATATAAAAGGTTTCGAAAATTCGTTTGAAGTCATTAGCAATGCCGTCCAACACGCGAATGACCCGATTTTTCGAGAAGGCCTTTCCTTTTTCGAGCGTATAGCCGGTAAACGTGTTAATATCCTGCTCGACAATGACTCGTCCGCCGCTAACGGTAAACAGAAGCTCACCAGCCTGCAGCGCCGCAACCGTCTGCGAATTCGTATAACGAACATCGGCATCGACTGCCTCCTCATAAGCCTCGTACGTCAGCGATTGATTGATCGCTGCGCCCGCCGTAGCAGCGGCCACCCATACGGTCGCTTTTTGTGCATCGATAACGGTACCGTCCTGCAGTTTCACACCGTTTTTGACGCTAATGACGCCCTCATGGTCCGCAGACGGATAGTTCGCAAGCACAACCTGAATTTTTCGGCCTTCCTCCTCGCGCAAGCGGCGAGCAAAGGCAGCATAGACCGCCTTTAGCGAAGCATCTCCGGATACAAGCGCAACCGTGTTAAAATCCTGCAGCTCGATCTGAGTCAAATAATCGGTGTGGTCCTGATTCGTCACCGTACCGTTAGCGCCGCCTGCAAGGGGAACGCCTGCTGCTGCAGTCAATACCCCTGTACCGCCAAAATCAACATAAGCATTACCGCTCAGTGCTGCTATAGCAGCTACCGACTGCGTATCTACCTCTGCATCAGCAACATAAGTGATGACATCGAACAGCTCAACGTCGTCAACGTTTTGCTTCACGGCAACCTTGATATCATTGCCTCGAACGCCGCCATATTTGGCTGTAAGCGTCAGGCCGCCAATGGTTGCTGCTGCCTTCGTCCCTTCATTAAGACGATATAGAAGCAAGGTTTTGGCTTTCTTGAGCGCTTCACGCACCAGCAAGAGCTCCGGTGTGCTCACTTCATAGCCGAGCAAACCGCTAAGATCATCGCCCGCCTGAATCGCGATCACTGATTTTGATTTTCCCCAATTCAAGGTCAGCGCCGCTGCCACCGTTCCGCGCTCGCCGATGCTGCCCACCGTTTGTTTTTCGCCTACCAGATTAATATATACGCCTGGACGCACCTTATTTTGTGATGTATAAGTTCCTCCTGCCATGTTCTACATGACCTCCTTTTTCAAATAGGCTGTTATCCGAGATAACGCTTGTTCATGAGTGCATCTGTCTTGCTCATCCAATACCGCTGAGAGCACATCCTTCTGTGCTGGCGTATACCGCCTCGCTGCGAGCAATTGCTGCTTGCTGAAGCCTGCCTCTTTCCCAGCATTCTGCCATGCTTTCTGCTTCATCCCATCCATCCTCCGGCTTCCTTCTTCGTTTGAAGCGGCTAACCCGCCTGGCGATCAGCCTTGCCGCCTGCGCACTTTCACCTCAGCACCTACATCACAACCACCTCCTTTCCTTGGCAAAACAAAAGGGACGTTCGGTATAGTCCACCGCTCGTCCCCGGTTATGATCTCTTGCACAATATCATAATATCACGGTTATTTGAGCAAAAACGGACATTAGGCGGACAGAAAGCGGACAACTTCCGCAAGCGCCTTTTGCTTCCATCTTCGAAACGTCCGATCGACGATTCCAAGCTCCGAAGCAACAAACTCTGTAGGCTTTCCTTCTATAAAGCGCAGTCTCAGCAGCCTCGCATAATCGGGCTCATAGGCTTCTAGCGCCTCCAGCGCTTGGTCAACGGTTTGCAGCTGCTTCTCGATATCCTGAAGCTCGCTAATTTTATCGATCACGCCCATGTAGCCTTCGTAGCCTCTGGAGCCGGTACGGGCTTCAAGCACTTTTTCTATCTTTTGCTCCAGCTCTCGCAGCAGACGTTCATCCTCCGGGCTTGCCGCTGCCCGGCTTTTGATGACCTCGCTGAGCTGCGCCCTCGTTCCAAGCGGATATTTGGACAGGTTGGCGTGTGCAGCTGCTTCGATTCGCTGCTCTTGTTCATCTAAGTACATCGATGAGGGCAGCTTGCGCAGCTCCCGGTGCAGCTCCTGCAAATGATCATCCTCGGACATGGTGCTTAATCTAACTCCAGGCCCTACTGAAATTCCCTCAAGCTGTTTCTTTCTCGCCTTTAACCGTTTATAAGCTGTTAATTGGTCAATAATATGCTGTTCCTCTTTCATCGCAATACCCTCCTGTTGGTTATGATTTAAGGTTGAGTATTTAAAATACCGTTCTAATCAAAAAAATATAATGGAGTTCTCGGTATTGACAATACTCTCGAACAAAAATATACTAGCTTTGAAGTATCTAAAATAGCGAATCAACTTTACTGATAAATAGTGATACTGTTCGTCTGATGAATCTCATTGTATTCGGTATTTTAATTACCGTCAAGTATTTTAAATACCAATACTAAAAATGGAGGGTATTTATAATGTCATTAGGAACAAGAATAAAGCAGCTGAGGATAGAGCGCGGGTTAACGCAGCAGGACGTCGCCTCTAAGCTTGAGATGGGCCGGTCAAATTTCGGGCATATCGAGAATGACCGGGTAACGCCAACCAGCGAAGATCTGCAAAAAATGGCCGATATTCTAAATACGACCACAGATTATTTGCTCGGACGCGAGGTTTCTACGGCAACAATACCCGATTGGGCGACGTATAAGGATAAACGGGATTTTAAGAAGCTGCTGGAGGAAGACGGGGAAATTATGTTTGACGGCGTACCGATGAGCGGAGCCGATCGCCAAAGAGTGATGGACGTATTGACAGGCCTGTTCTGGGAAGCTAAGCAAATGAATAAGCACAAAAAAAATACCGAGCCGAAGGATGCGACTCCTGATGATGCCAAAGGGTAGGTGCTGCTATGGATAAAATGATTTTGAAGCTCATCCGCAAATACAAAACCAATGATCCTTTCACCATTGCAGAAGGCCTTGGCATCCATATCCGGTATGCGGATCTCGGCGAAGGCACGCGCGGACTTTACTTCAAAAAGCTGCGAAGGCGATTTATCGTCATCCATGAGACGCTGCCAGACAACTGGCGGCGGTTCGTCTGCGCTCATGAGCTCGGACATGATCGATTGCATCCTGGATTCAACCGTTTTTGGATGGATGAACAATCGTTCTTTAATGTGGGAAAGTATGAGCGGCAAGCGAGCAAATTTGCCGTTCGCCTGTTAACGGCAGGCGATGCCCCTGCTCGCAGCGAGACGCTGGAGCAGCTGCTCACGCGCAACGGCGTGCCTGCGGAGATGCAAAAGTTTTATTTTTGAGATGCTGGCAGTCGTTTCACAATAAAAAAGTCAGGTTCGCCATGAGCGTTCCTTGCTTTTTTTAGCTTACTTTATCGGTTAATCGAGCATCGTTAAACGACCTTAGTAGGTTGATATGTTTAATCATGACATATCATTAAGTACTAGCTGTTTACCTTCCCGTTCTTTTATAGCATCACTAGCAACCGATGAATAGGTCGGGCAAAGGTTTTCAATTGTCTCATTTCACCCAAACTCTCTCCTTCCTAATCTGAATATTTTTGATTGCTCAATACGATGATTTAGATGGAAATTATCCTTCTATTTACGGAAAAATCGGTAGTTTTTAGCATTTAAAAGGAATTTTCCCTGCTAATTTCAGGAATTTGGTTAGAAACCGGCTGATTCTATCAAATTAACGGGATAAATTCCTTCTATTCTATGTCCACTGCTAAAAACGCTATTTTAGCGGGAATAATTCCATCTATTTTATAAAAAAGTTTGTTTGAATGATCCCTTAAACAATCATTGCTCTCGGCGGAAAACCTGACCTCTTATTTCTCCGCATAAGACAAATGATCCGCTAAAAGCAAAAAAGCCCGGACTCCAGAGCAATTGCTGCTCAGGAATCCGGGCTTATTATCTATTCATGGAAGACTGCAGCAGCCTAAATTGCCCAATTGCCGCTGCGGAAGATAGCCTCACTCTTGCCATCCGGGGTGATGCCGTCAATGCTCATGTCCGGCGATCCGATCATAAAATCCTCATGGACGAGGCTTCTATTCGCGCCATGGGAAAGCAATTCCTCTGGCGACATTCCCGTACCTCCCTTGAGATTCACCGGGTATGCTTGGCCTAGAGCCAAGTGACAGGAGGCATTCTCGTCATACAACGTATTAAAGAAAGTCACATTAGAGTTGGAGATGGGGGAGTCATGCGGAACTAATGCTACTTCCCCTAATTGCCGCGCGCCATCATCCGTGTTGAGCAAATTCGAAAGGGCCTCGTAACCCTGTTCCGCGAAATAATCGACGACTTTCCCGTCCTTAAAGGTCAAGGAGAAGCCGTTAATCACCTGGCCGTTATAATTTAATGGCTTGGTGCTGCGAACGGTTCCGTTCACTCCATCCTTCAGAGGCATCGTAAATACCTCCTCCGTGGGCATGTTGGGATTAAACAATACACCCTTCGAATTTGCTTTAGCGCCGCCGAGCCAAATATGATTCTCCGGCAGCTCAATCGTGAGGTCTGTTCCTTGCGCTGTATACTTTAACTGCTTGTAGCGCTTGCCATTGAGCAGCTCGACCATTTGAAGCAGCTTCGCATTATGTTCTTTCCATGCCTGTATCGGATGCTCCAATCCGATCCGGGTAGCGTCAATGATTCGCTCCCAAAGCTTCTGCACCGCTTCTTCTGCCGAAACCTCTGGAAATACCTTTGCTGCCCATTCCGGTGTGGCATAGGAGATAAGAGTCCATGCATTCGTGTGGTTCATTAATGATCCACGGTATCCGCTAAGCGCAGTAGAAGCGACCTTGGATGCCGTAGCCACCCGAGCCGGATCTACGCCGTTCAGCAAATCAGGGTTAGGAGAGTAAATTTGAATAAACGCTGCGCCCTGTTCTACGAATTGCTCCCATGCCTGGGCGCGCCACATCGGATATTCGGTGAAAGCTTCCTCCGGTGCATTTTTGTATTTAATGAGCGAGAGCTCCTCGTCGTTATACTCCACATGCACGTTTTTGGCACCGGCCTCATATGCCTTCAAAGCAATTAGCCTTACAAGTGGTGCAGAACTAATTGGCGCCATTACAACGACGGTCTGTCCTTTCTGTACCGAAACGCCGACATTCACCGCAAGCGATGCATAGTTTTCTAATTGCTGCTGTGTAGGATACATATATGTAAATTCGCCTCCATTTTTTTATATTCGTTGCTTATTTCATTATAATGCTCCTGCTCGCTTAGCTCAAACGAACCTCATATCCAAAAAAGCCCCCGTCCGCTCAACGTTCAAACGGAAGAAGGCTTTGATCCAAACGATGGATTAATAGGGGTTTTCTACCTTCATAATATCCAGAAAAGGGATCTTCGTTACGCTCCCCATATACTCCACATGAACCTTTTTCGTTCTGGAATCGAGCACAGTAATCACGCCTCTTACCTGCTCTTCCGCTGCCCAAACCGTGATCAGCAGCTCCGTTTTTTCCTGCTTGGCCTCCACCAATCGCTCGCCCAGCTCTTCAAGCTCAAACTCATCTCTCGTTGGCCGTTTCGGTCCTTTTGCCAT